TTGCCTTCGCCGCGAAATAGTCGCGGAGGGTCATGCCTTCTCCGGTGGAGTAGAAACCATTTGAATGCTGGCTAGGAGGGCAAGGGAAAGCACTTCCTCCGTCGTTGATTGGTTGGTTGGTCATTTCAGTCCCTCCGCCAGCATCGCGTGCTCCAGGATGAGCACCGCATCCGCGGTCTTCAGTGTGATGTTGAGGCTAGGCTGCCTTTGCTGCGCCAAGCCCTTTAGGTGGGCCTTCCAGCGCGTTCCATGGGTCTTGCTGGTGCCTGCCCCAATCGTCTTCTGCCAGCGCTGTGGCGGCACCTCAATGCACCTGGTGAGCATCGAAGCGATCAGGCCGTGGATGAATCCTACATTGCGGCCGAAGTTGAACATCGCACTCCCCGGTGCTCCCTTGCCTCCGATGTACCCGCCCACCTTCTCGATGTAGACAACATCCGACTGCGACAGGTAGTTGATTAGCACCTCCCGGACGTCGCCGTCGGTGGCAGGCATGGGCTCTAGGGTCACCCGGTTGCTAGCGAAGTGCGCAAGGCCACCTGACAGGCCGGGGTCGATAGCCAGAATTCGTTTCATTTGGCGTTCCTCCTTAGCCACGCCTTTATCGCCTGCTCGGTGACGGCACCGACCTTCAGGCCTGCAGCCCGGCAGTAGTCTCGCAGCGTTTTGTGGATGTCTGGGTTCACGTTGATCGTCTTGGTTTTACTCATTTGAGATGCTTGCGGACCTTGTTCCAGTAGGCCTCGGTGGCCTGCTTCTTGTCGCCTGACGGCCCACCATTCCAACGACGGGCGAGCTGCTCGGTGCTGGCGCAGCGGCCGTAGTGCTTGAGGTAAGCCTCGCACACAGCCCGGGCCTGCACCCGGTTGGTCATGTCCTGGTGACGGTAGTGGCTGCCGGTGATCCGGTTCACGTCTAGGACGACCCCGCGGTGGATCTGCAGTGGGCCTACGGCGCGTCCGTTGTCGCCGATGGCCATGTCGTTGCCGGAGCTTTCGACGATGATCAGAGCGCTGATGAGGTTGGAGATGGTGGTCATGGTTTGGAGAGTGTTGCGCGTTGGCCAGTCGCGCCCCTGGGCCTGTGTTTCCTCTCAGGCGGAAGGTGTGGCTTACGGGCGCCACCGGCCCTGAAAGTCAGAACTCAAAACCTTCCCGCATCTTTGCCGAAAAGATCCACTCCGGGATCAGAAACATCTTCGAAGGCCCATTGACGTAGAAGTCGTTTTGGATCTCGCAAGCCTTAGCCTTCGGAACCCACATCGTGCTGTCCTTTAGATTGCCAAACTCGTTCATCTTTTTGGCGGCAAACCCGACGGCCTTTTCGGTCGTCTTGGTGATCGGAGCCTCGATGAGGTAGAATCCGGTAGCGAGGTTTCCAGCCGCCAGCCATTCGGTAACTTTGGTGAACTTGCTCATAGTGTTGATCTCGTTGATGGGATCAATCTGCACCATCACCCAAACACCTGCAACACAATTTTACTATTTTTCCCTCTTTTTGCAGAAACCCCAATGTTTGCAGGGGTGAAACGATGGTCAATTCTTGGGAACGTAGGGCTCTCCGGGGTGCTCCTGAGCGTGCTCCGCGAAGGCAGCATAGGCTCTCAGGTCGACGTAGTTGTCGCCATGGAACACCCGGGCGCTGCGATGGACCTTGAAGGCCACCATCATCAGCTCCACCAGGTGCGCAGGAAGCGGTGCAGGTAGGGTTATGCCGTAGTGCTGCTGGATCAGGCCGGTCCAAGACAGCCCGATGTTGGTGTGGCTGTGGTGCGGTTCTCCGTAGACTTTGCCGCGTTCCTGAATGGTGCTGGAGACGATGTCGCTCATTTGATTTTGCGGTAGTGGGGGCATGGGTAGGAAGTGCGTGTCGGGCAAGGCACCCGAAACGGTTTGACCTCCATGATTCCCTCTTCGACGGCCAGGTTCAAGAAACGGTTGGTCTGACTCTGCTTCAGGCCCCACTCGACAGCCCATTGCCGGCTGGTTTTCCACTCCGGTGTCGGGATCTCGATCTTGCGCTGGAGCTCCTTTCGGATGTGCCTTAGAAGCTCGGCAGATTCCATTGGGTTTCTCCCTGGGGCCATTGGTGAACGTAGAGCTGGGCGCTGTCCTCGGTGTACTCCCCGAACACGATGCCGTGGGACCACGCCAGCGTACCACGTCGCCTTAGCGCGTAATCCATGCAAGGCGCGTCCGCAAGGGTCCCCGGCGACAGACACACCGGATGGTCGCTGCGGCGCCCTGTAGCCACTCCTGCGCGATGTGCATGGGCCACCACGGTGTTGCCCCATGTCTCCGCGGTGTCGCGCAGGAAGTTCTCGCCGTACAGAAGGCCGTGGCCCCACTTGTAGCCTCCCAGCGTGTACCAGGATCTCGGCAGCACATCGTGGGTCTTGATGAAAATTTTGGCGTGCCTTTCGATGGGCTCAATCATCCGCTGCCAGACAGCCTCGGCGAACCCGCGGACGACGGCATTGTGATGATGCATTAACCGCCGCGCACGCTCGTCATGATTGCCAACAATAAACACGGTGGGCCTAAGCGCCCCCAGAAACCGCCGCCCCTCGTCGATATCGTCAAGGTAGTCGTCTGCGGCATCGCTGTCGTTGTCATTGACCAGAGCGCCTGCGCGAAGACTCGCAAGGTCATAGGCGTCCCCAAGGTGAATGACCTCATCGGGTCGAAACTGCTCTCTGAAAAGTAGGGCAGCCGAGAGCGCGTCCTTGTTGGCTCGGTTGCCGTGGGTGCAACCGATAGCCATGACTCGCCGCCTCGCTGGAACAATGGTCACCGCTAATTGCAAGCAATCTTTTCAGCAGATTGCAAGCAACTAGCCGGTGTCACGGCCATGCCGTGTAGATCACAGTGCCCTGCCCATTGGCGTCGACCAGCTCGACAGCGTTCACGCCCTTGAGCTTGGCGACAGCGGCCATCAACTGCGTGTCGTTGGTGGCATTGGCAATGCACGTCGAGACGATGTCAGCGTCATCGTAGGAAGCCGACAGCAGCTCCTTGGTGCGGTCGCGCCATACACGCAGCACTCGGCCGTTGGAGAGGTTGACGCGCCGCATCGACTCGACGCACGGGAAGGTGTGTTTCATTGGGAGATGGGATACTAGCTGAGATCGACGTATTTCCAACCCGGAACGTCTTCGTTGAAGATGTAGAGCCGGCTGTTTGTGCGGTCGAAGTACATCGGGGCTCGTCCTGCGAGCGTACCGTATTGACCGGGGCTGTTGTTGGGCTGACCTCCGGTTCCAGATGGAATCCAGACAAACCCGTATTGCATGGATCTGAACCCGGCAACGCCGTACAGATCGCCACCGTTGGAATACCAGCTCGCACCGTCGATCTCTTTGCCTGTGGTGTCTGTGAACCGAGACAGCTCGTACTGCGTTGCACTAGCAGGGCCAACAACGTCACCACTACCCGACCCGCTGTTGGCAATGGTGATCGTGCCCGGGCCATTCGTGATCGTGATACCGGTGCCAGCCGTCAGAGTGGCCTTGCTCCACCCATCATCGTCCGCATTGCCGATGAGCAGCTCGCCATTGGCATAGCTTGTGAAGCCTAGGCCGCCGTTAGCCGCATTTAGATAGCCGCTGAGTGTCAGAGTACCGGACGTGGTCACAGGACCGCCTGTAAAGGCAAGCCCCGTGGTTCCGCCCGATGCGTTGACGCTAGTCACCGTTCCGGTGTTGCTGGTGTAGCCGTTAGGGTTTGTGTCTGGATAGGCGCCGAGGCTTGTGAGAGCACCGGCCTCTGTGCTCGCCCCGGTACCGCCATTGGCAACAGCCAACACACCGCCCAGCGTAATCGTCCCCGACGAGGTGATCGGGCCGCCGCTAGTGGTCAGGCCTGTCGTACCACCGGACACACCCACAGACGTCACCGAAGCCCCCGCGGCAATGCCGTCGAGCTTGGTGGCCTGCGTGGACGTCATGTAGCCGTTCTGCGTGGTCGTAGCCGGCACCTGGCTGATCACCGGGGTGGTGCTGCCTGTAGCCACCGAGATGTTGGCGCCACCAGTAGCCGACACGTTGGTCACGGTGCCGGTGTTGCTCGTGTACCCAGCCGGGTTGCTGTTGGGGTAGGCTCCGAGGTTGGTCAGTGCTGCGGCAGCCGTAGTCGCTCCGGTGCCACCGTTGGCCACAGCCAGCGTACCAGCCAGCGTCAGCGTGCCTGTGGTCGTCACAGGGCCGCCCGAGAAGGTCATGCCTGTCGTACCGCCGGAAGCATCCACCGACGTCACAGTGCCGGCAGCAGAGGCCGACAGCGTGGTGCCAGACATCGACAGGCCGGTGCCTAGGCTGATCTCCTGAGTGACTCCAGCACCAGCACCGGCACCTCGGCCAAGCAGTCGGGAGGCAGCCGAGATGTCTTGGATTTTGGCGTAGGTCACCGCGCTGCTTGCGATGGTTTGTGAAGTGCCACCGGCAGCCTTGGTGACGTCCCCAGTGAAGGCACTGGTCTGGATGCCGCCGGAGCCTGTGAACTCCACACCGCCACCGACAGTCAACTGCTCGACGTTGCCGGTGCCTGCAGTATCTCGGCCTATCAACCTATCGGTGCTGACCTGCTGCACCTTGGCGAAGGTCACCGCATTGTTGGCAATGGTCGCAGCGAATGACCCAGTGCCTGACCCGGTGACATCCCCGGTCAGCGTGATGGTCTGATCTCCGGTATTGCTGCCCGACAGGTTGCTTCCAGTAACCGTGCCTGAAGCTGCCACCGAAGTCGGCGTGATTGCTCCCAATGACACGGTCAGGTTGGGCGTGGTCGTCGGGTTGGTCACCGTACCGCTCACACCGTTGGCATTGGTGAACCCGAAGGACGTCACCGTGCCGCCGTTGGACGTGTAATTGTTTGGGTTGCTCGCAGGATAAGCCCCAAGGTTGGTCAGGGCTGTGGCCGCATCAGAAGCACCAGTTCCGCCTGCCGACACGGCCACGATGCCTCCCAGCGTGATTGTGCCGCTACTGGTGATGGGGCCGCCCGAGGTCGTAAGGCCGGTGAGGCCTCCAGAGACATTGACGCTGGTCACACCGCCGCCAGTAGGGCCAGCGGGACCGGCAGGGCCAGTGGGTCCGGGAGGCCCTTGCGGACCCTGCAGACCGCCGGCACCGAGCGGTTTGGTCAGGCCGGTGTCGAGCCTCGTCAGCTCCAGCGTGGTGTAGATCTCGGGCTGCCCGACGTTGGCAGCCAGACCCAAGCCGTCAGAGTGTCCGCCTCGCTCGCAGTAGTACTCCAGCCGGTAGACGTTGTCCTTGTGCGGCGTGATGCGCACGTTCAAGGACACTTCCATGTCCACACCGTTGTTGATGTAGAGCGACGGGCCGTACCCGATGACCACCGAGTTGGTCACGTCGTACAGCCGCAGCCGGGTGCCGCGGGTATGGTGGAACGGAGCCAGCACCTTCACCTGGTAGGCTCCGGCAGCCACCTTCCACTCGTTGGACGCAAGGTCGATGATCAGGCCATTCGGATCGCTGGTGACGGTGTTCAGCGTCCTGGCAGTCCACACAGCGGTCACCGCGGTGCCGCCTGCGACGTTGTTGTCCTTGATGTCCTGCAGCACCGCGATCTTGAGCGTCAACGAGTCGACGTCCTTGCGCAGCTTATTGATCAGGATCGTGCTGGTCTGTGAATCGTAGCTCATTGCTTGGCCTTCTTTCGGATGATGCGCTGCGCCTCGTCAAGGCTTGCCGCGATGCCGATCAGGCTGCCGGCAGGGCTGTAAATGCGAAGGCTGCCTTTCGATTTACCCGGAAGTGCTCGGTAACCTCCGGTGAATGAGTAGGCGCCGGGCATTGATGAGTCCGCCATTGGCATGAACTTGGGATCGTACCCGAACTCAAAGATCGAATCGCCGTTGGTGTAGAGATCACCAGCAGGAACGGTCTTCTCAAGGATCTTGTAGTCGCCGCCAAGCACTCCTTCACCATGCTGGACTGCGTAGCTCTTGATCGTTGTGATCCAGTCGCCAGGGTTGATCTCGTTGGACTGAATGCTTTTTGGAATGGCTCTGAACACCTTCACAGGCGCATCCGGCTTGTTGCGAGCCGACTGGATTATGCGGATCGCAGCCTTGTCCGTAGCGTCTCCACTCGCGTGTCCGTAATACAACGCACCCTTGGGTCCGTACACATCTTCAGGGTAGACGTCCTTCAGGTTGTCCAGCGGGGCACCAGAGTCGCGCTGCGGGGCACGGTGCTCGCCGCTGTAGTCGGGCATAAACCTGATATCCGCGTTGCTCGTCTGGAATCGCTGCGAGAGCGGGATGACGTTGCCTTGATCGTTGCGGGTGATGGGCTCGGCGGATTTGATCTGTGTTGGGTCGAAGGCAACGTATTCTGTACCCCCTTTGAATCCAGGCGCATCCTGAGTCCTAATAATAGCCCCATCAAACCCATCTTGCTTTGCCTTCATTCTGAACAGTCTCGCCTTCGCTACGGTATCCAATGCGGACTGCTCTCTTTCTGAGAGTTCAATTGGGTTTTCAATGCGCAGGAAATACGGAGCAGTGTTTCCGTATTGAGACGCGGTTTCTTCTGAATCAGAGAAAAATGAACCAAGTGCTGACGATTCGTGCCTTGATGTCTTCTCTCCGGCGCGAACGTTGAACACCGTCGGCTTTGCTCCACCATGCCACACCGGCCCAACCGTGTACCCCGCCGCATTAGCCGCCTCATCGACCATCCGCTGCGCGGCAGCCGTGTCGCCAGAGTTCACTGCGGACAGGTAGTCGGTGTCGGATGGCATGAACCGGATGTCAGGATTGGTCGGACTGAAGGTGCCAACATTGCCTGTCGCTGACTTCACTTGTGTCGGTTCGAACACAGCGTATGTCGTCGAAGATATCTTTATTGGAGCGTTCTTCTTTCCGACAGTAACATCCTCGGTTGTGGCAATGCCGTCATATCCTGAAGCCTTCAGAATCGAAACAATCTGAGGATCGTCGAGCAACTGGTACAAACGCGTCTTCTCATTGTATGCGTTGACCATGTAACCGATTGGATCGGTGATGGTTGAGGCAAGCCCAACATAACCGCTGTCGAGCTGTTGCTTCGCAAGATCGCGCAACGTCGCATCGCTGGTGTCAGCACCAATCATTTTCAGCAGCTCAACGCGGCTGATCATGGTGCCAGGATTCATGGACGTCAGATCAAACGGGTTTTCGATCTTCAGATAGACAGGGTACACTGATGAACCCTTGCCAGGCTTTTCAGCCATCTTCCTGCGTCCGCCAGCAGTGAACTGATTGGCGAGTTCTGGATTCTGAGCGAACCATGCCGGCCGTCGTGTATTGAAGATCGTGAACGGCAGGTTGGTGCCATGGTACACAACGGCCGGCTTGCCTTCAGGAGAAACAACCTTGCTCGCTCCGAACCATTGTGCGAACTCGGGAGTCTCAGGACTCGCCGGCATGAACATCACATCCCCCGCTTGTCGAACCGTCCGGTCGGCTTGCCTGCCTTCTTGGCCGCCTTCCGCGCCACCGAGAGCGCGATTGCCACGGCCTGCTTCTGCGGTTTGCCGGCCTTCATCTCCCGGGACACGTTGCTGCTGATCGACTTCTGGCTGTAGCCTTGCTTGAGTGGCATCTGCTTTCCTTTCTGCTTGGGTTTGGGTGTCGTAGATCCCGATCAGTTTGCCGTCGGGACCGTA